CATTTTTAACTCCATGTCTAAATCCAAAATCATCAACAAGCATTGATAGAAGGTATGATGTACCTGCGGAGATACAACCGCATAAAAATGCGTTGATAAATGAATATTCAAATGTAAATAGTTCTGTGAAACCATTTATCGCCCATATAAATACACCAACCCAAAATCCAACACATAACGGACAATAGAATAAAGTGTTCCATTTTTTTGTATAATCTTTCTCTGGTCTTAGGTTTTCAAAGATTTTTCCGTATACAATTATAAAAGTCATTCCGTAACAAGCGAGAATAAAATGTAATGTTTCCAAGTCTACTCCTTTTATATTCCTGAAGCATAGGTTTCGGAGAACCTATAGATTGCTTTGTTTAATAGTCTTTTCTCAACGTCTTCTTTGTTTAGAAAGTCGTTGGCTTCGTGTTGAGCCATGTAGGTGGCCAGTAGTGTCTTAGCAAGACTATTGTTGGTTTTTTGTAAAGAATAATCAGTTGCGTTCTCAGAAGGATCAATAAATTTCGGACAATCATCCTCAGGATCGTCTGGTGTTTTCTCTCCATCATAATCCAATTCTTGATTACCGGCTGTTGTGCTTCTTTTTACAATGTCTGAACTCTTCTCCATTTTCTTCCAGATTTGAGCTGCGACAGGCTGAGTTCCGGAATACTTATCTGAAGTAAGACCTTCATCTGAATCCAATAGACCGAAGGCCAAATCATACATTAATTTTCCTAATCCCTGACCTCTTAATTCTTTTTCAACATAAATAGCAGAAATATGATAAGTGTTAGGAATACATTGTGAGTCTGCATCTCCGGAGTCTGTTAAAAGATTAACTGAGGCATAACCAATAATATAAAAATCATCAACATATTTTTGCTTGCGATAAAGAATAATAGCGCTGTCTTCTCCATCAGTTTCAAGATAAACAGAGAATTTACGCTCCAATTCATCATCGTTATAAGGAATCTTTGGAGCGTTTATTGCTTCATTGACAAATCTTCGCCATTCATTGAGGATTTTTTTCATTAGTATGAATTTCTTACATAATGATCAGCGCCAAACATGCCGTGTTGTAGGATCGAACCCTTCTCTTCTTCTTGTGGAACTTCGCCGAGTTCTGTTGCATGTTCATCATCTGGGTCTAGTAAGGCATCATCCATTAAATCGTCATGGGCTTCCATATAATCCATCATGGGTTTTTCTTCTTTCATCCACTCCTGTATTGTGTGAACAGTTAGAGCCATAGGTTTTGTTATATTACTCTCTGGTATTAGCATTTTTGCTTCCATGGAACCGTAAATATTTCCACCTTGAATTGAGTCATATGCTATTATACCGTTTTTCCTAAGAAAAGTGAATAGTCTAGTCTCTGCTCCATACACACTATCTGTAAGCATATCCTTAGCGAAAGCAACTACTTTCTTTTGTTCTTTAAGAATAATTATGTCAATGTCTCTGTGATCAAAAATCATTATATCCCCGTTAATGGCTTTCTTAAAATTCATCGAAGCCTTAACTGATTTTTTATTGTCATTTATTTTAACCGACACAGTGGGTTTAATATCGATACTGGTGCTCTTATTGATACTGATCCCAACCTTTCCTGCTTCGCGTTCAGCTGGTGTTGCAACATCGACTGCGATATCTTTTGTTATATTAATATTGACAGGCATTTCAGATTTCTCCCATTAAATCTTGAATAAAGAATAATTTTTTTACCATGCTCTCACTAAGAGGGCGCTTGCTAAAATCTTCCAACACAATAGAAACTTTTGAGAGTTTTTCGCGTCTTTCTTCGCCAATGGTGTCCTTACCCTTGGAAAGTTTTTGTGCAAGTTCTACCTTCAAACTTTCCAACTCCTCGTTGATAAATGACTTAAGTCCGAGGCCATTGTCGGCGAACGATGTAATATAATTTGTAAGAAGCGCTTTTTGGTTCTCTTTAAGAGAATTCTTGTAAGTATCGTTGAATTTTCCAACGAAAGTTTTGTAAGTAAGATTATCAATGTGTTTCATTTCTTTTTCTTGTGTAATAGAAGGAACCAACAAAGACTTTACTTTCGTCTCAATGATAAGACGATTTTTTGCTGTTGACTTTGCGCCCTGAAACCAAGCTCCAACTGTTGCAATATCTTTGTAGTTTGGAACGAAGTTGTTGAAAACACTAGCACCAAGTTGCTGATTAATTTGTGAAATCAATTTTGTTTGAGCATTAAAGACTGACTTGCGGCTAAGAGCATCATAATCTTTCTTTGTCTCAACAAGAAAACGATCTGTGAAATCTTTTGTCATCTTGTCTTTGTTTTCTAAAATTGACTTATATAAATTAAGATCTTCGTTTAAGGGAGAACCCTTCATGAAGTTTTCTTTGATTAGTTCTAGAATTTTTTTCTTTTTACTTTCTTCTTGCCGGACAACTGCTTTCGTTAATTCCTTTACAAGAGTTTCGTAAAGAAAAGCGGTATTTCTTTTCTTATTGTGTTTCATAATTGGTTCCTATTGTTTTTCAGTTTGATACATTGTTTGTAATTTTTTTCTAAGGCGTTCTTTTTCTGTTGCTGCTGGTGGTGCTGGTGGGTTGCGTGACATTTTAGATTGTGTTTCCAATTGGTTAACATGATCGCGAACTCTTTGCAGCGCCATTTCGGCATCAGTTGGTTCATCTCCAAAAAACATTCTATACAATCCATAGAGGCCACCGACCCCCATGGCTATTGTGAATGGATCTATTTCCATTTCCATTAAATCCATCTCTTCTTTAATTATTTGTTTGATTTTACTTTCACTTAGTTTCATTTGTTGGTACCTTTTTTAATAGACTTTCAATCAAGTTATCAACTTGCTTTGATGTTTTAAATAGTTTTTCTTCTTCTAATTGGCTGTTTCTTTTACTCTCGGTAATTCCTCGCGCTAAAGAATCCAATCCACCGAAGCCTGATTTTCCTTGAAAGGTTGAGCGATATGTGTTGCCGTACTCACCAGTTGCTTGATTTTTCATTTGCTTCTTTCTTCCGCCTTTGGAATAAGAAGTTTGATGGCGTTTGTATTTGCCTCTTGTATAAGTCGGCTCGTCATCACGTTTAGCAGGGGGCTCAGCTAGGAGAACGTCATCATTTTGATCACCTCCTTCGGCACCAGGGCTCTCGTCCCCAGCAGCCAATTCTCCTGCCTCACCGCCCAAATCTAAACCGCCGGCGTCTTCTCCACCTAAGTCAAGACCACCGCCGTCACCACCACCAATATCACCACCAGCATCACCACCTTCAGCGGGTGGCTGTGCAGCAGCTTCAAGGCTAGTAGTAAACTTTTTATCAAAAAACATTTCTCGTTGCATACGAATGAATTCTTCGTCCGAAAGACCAAATAGGTTGTCGGCAACCCAGCGGCGAGAAAAGTATCCTTCGGTTGCGTTAGCGGCAACAGAGAATTTCTTATCCCAGTGCTCAAGTTCTTGAAGCTCAGCAATCTTTGAAGGATTATTTAATTGTAGTTTGAATGAAAGAAGATCATCATTGCGAAATCCCATTGTGAATAAGTGAATGATTCCAACCTTCTCTAGTTCAGAAACCACAACTCTTTGTAATCTCTGTATTGTTCTCGCAAAACGAATATCTTTTTGTGCGAGTGTTGTTTTGTCTTCCATTGCTCCATCACCCATTGTAAGATACGATTGAGGAACTTTAAGAGCAGAGAACAATTTATCGCGCAAGTACTTGACGTCTTCGATGGTTGCTGTCATTGCTCCGCCGGGAAGGTTCTGAATGTCTGTATTTGATGTTCCACGAATGGGAATATAATAATCTTCTTCAATTGATAAAGGATTATAACGAAGGTCAAGTCGTCCCGTTGTTGGGTCTGTAACTTGATGTCGCTTCATTTGTGTCATAACTTTCTGCATGTATTGTTCTACATCTTGCGGAGGAATATTTCCGACATCAATCTTAAACACTCTTCTCTCCGGAGCACGAACGATACGATAAGCCATCATTGCGTCTTCTAATAAAGTAAGTTGTCTCCAGATTCTACGTGCAGGTTCTAGAACAGAAGTTCCGTACGGAGCATGCTTATCATTGCCAAGAATACGGAAGTGAGCCATTTGCCAGTTTTCTAAAGTCATTCCTGCGGAATTCCATTGATACTGAACATAGTTGGGATTTGTTTCGTCTTCGCCTTCTAAACGCTCAACCTCTTGAGGAGGAAGCCCAATACACGCACGAATTCCCATTTTATCTTCAATATCTAAATATAGAAAGAGATCTCCGTACTTACACATCGTCCGTGACCAGCCGAACAGATTGTGTTCAATATTAAGGACGTTGTGATAAAGATTATGGAGAATTGTTTTAATCTCATCATTCGGACATTTAATTCTAAGCATAGGTTGGAGAGAAGAGTGAGTTGTCATTTCATCAGCATAAATATCCAATGAAGACGCACATTCTGGTGTATATTCCATTTGATCAAAATCAACATAACGCTCGTTACGATTTCTATTTGAAATCATATTAACCGCCATAATATTCATCGGGTTATATTCTTGTTTCTTAAATTGTTTCCCGGAAGCACTGTTGAAACGAGAAGCATATTTATCTAGATGCAGTCTTCTAAGTTCTCTACCGTGTTGAGTTCTTCTTTGAGTTATAGGTCCAGAAAACAATTTAGTCAATGATTTAAAAAGCCCATTGTCTTGATTGTAAGGATTCTTCCCTAAGTTTTTATATCTTTTGGCCATTTATTATCCTTTGAAAATCCATGCGAAATTTTTTGCAATACTTAATTCTTCTTTATATTTAGTTTCGAAGTCATCATTGTACCCATCCATTCCTTTGATGGCCGTATTCATAATATTATTTTTCATATACATTCCGTCAATCAACGCTTTGTTATATTCTCTATCTTTCTCAGATACTTCTAATGCTGTGTCTCTAACCCAGCATGTAATCGCTAAGCACATTATAATATCGTCATGATAAGATCTCATCGCTTGTGGTTTTCCATTGTTCCAAACAAACGTTCTAAACTCATCAAACGCACGAGACGACCGAATCTTAATCACTTTGTTTCTAATGAACTCTTCAAGTTTTGCAACTATCAAAGGCCGTGTCTTTGTTGAGGTAGTGAACCCACCAACTGCGTTTGTCATAAATTGACCGGAGGCCGCGTCTACAAACTCATGAGATCCTTTAATTGAGTAATAAAGATTTTCGTAACCGAGAGTAACTAGTTTTTCAAAAACCGAAATGCCAATTCCATTGTTCTCAACAACAAGCAAACATTTGCCGTACTCCATTCCTGCTGAATAAAGTATTTGTGAGTACATGTCTAACGAAGGTTTTCCTTGATACTCTGCGACAATTTCCATTGTGTTTACATTAAGCACATGAAAAACAGAGTTATCAGCCCCATCGCCTCTAGCAACATCGGCAACAAGCAAATAAGAGTTGCCCTCTTCGTGCTTTTCCCATATCCAAAAATTTCTATCATATCCTGTCCTATAAGTTGGTTCTACAATTTGTTCTTGCAACCATGCAATATCATTTGGGTGTATAACTGTGTCACCCGAAGTATTGAAGTTACATTCTAATTCTTGTGCGATTTGTCTGCGAGACATATTCTTTGTCTCTTTCTTAAACCATGCCTCATCTCTATCTGGGTGAACATCCCATGCGAGATTAACCGGCTTAAAGTCTGAGTCTCCATTGTCTGCGGAAACATATGTTTTATGAAACCAGTTGCCCACACCGTTCGGAGTACTCAAAGCAATACAGCGACCACCAGTTGATAGTGTAGGATAAAGACCAGTCCATAAATCATCAAGTCCGTCAATGTGAGCGGCTTCGTCAATGATAAGAAGAGACAATGCTTCCGAACGACCAGCGTCTCCGGAGGTTGAAGCGGCTTTGATCTGTGAACCATTAGAAAGCTCAAAGGAAGTTCTGTTGTCAATGTTAATTTTTGATACCTTCATCCATTCTGGTAGGTATTGCATAATGTTCTTAACTTTCTTTACAAGGTTCGCTGCTGTCTGAAATTTGGTTGCAATCACGAGAATGTTTTTGTCTCGGTGGAATAACATAAACCAAACGGCATAAGCGGCAGAGATTGTTGAGATTCCCAACTGTCTTGCTTTTAGAATTACAGTAAAACGAAAGTCATTGAAGTCATTGATCAAGTCGTTTTGATAAGGATAAGTTTTGAAGGGAATAAGTCCGTGCATTGGATGAGAGATACGGCAATAGTTATTTATGAAATACTCAGGATCTTTCCCAGATTTCACAATTTCTTTTATTATATCTTTCTTTGATAAATTAAATCCCATATCATTTTAAGTTATTTCTTTAGGTTGTCGTTCTTCTTACGTGTATCGTTTGAAGGGCGCTTATCAGAAAATTGTTCTAAAAACTTTCTAGTGACTGCTCTGCTGTCTTCGATAGCGGGGTCGAGAATTGGCTCTTCTTTTACCTTGCTTATCTTATAATGTTGATAGGCTTGGACGAATGTTCGTACACGGGATGTTGATTGAACCAAAACTTTAACTTCACCATCTTTGGTAAGAGTTACAGAATTTCCGGTTATCGATTTATATTCTTTTTGGAGAAACTTTTTAATTCCATTAAGCTGTCTTTCAATCTCTTGTTCAAATTTACCTGCGTGGACTTCTTTGAGACGAATGTCAGATTGATAATTGATACAAATCCTACTTCCGTAAAATTTTACGGAGAATCCGTCGTTTACTCTTTTGTCTGTGATAGGATTTCCTTCTTCACGACGAAGGCCAGCCTTATGCGCTTGACCGTCAAGAGAATATCTTTCGTCATGTGCTCCATCATAAGCATTCGCAGCGGCTTGTGCCAAGCCTTGTATAATTTCTAATGTTGTTGATTCAGCCATTTTTAGGTCTCCATCCTGTTTTCCAGCGTTCTTCGCGTCCTTCAATCCATTGGATGTAGCATTTTTCACAACAATCAAACTTAGACATATACACATCATCGTTAGATTTAAACGAATAAACACTACATACAGGACAAGAACGCTTAGAATTCTTTGTAATTAGTTTCTTTGGGATAAAAACGCCATTTATTTCGTCTTCGTCGTTCACACCAGACTCATCGTATTTGTAGAAGTCTTTCAATTCCGCGAGATATTCTTTTTCCTTTTCGTCGTTCCAGTTTTTCTTTGGGTGTTGGACGGCTTCTTCGCCGTACTTCTTTGCAATTGCTTTTTCAACTTTAATTGCGTAGTTTGGATCTTTACTGTTCATTGTGTGATTCCGGGTTTAACAGCATACATAATTGCGATTGACATTCCGGCTCCGATAACAAAGCCACCAACAACAGGCCAAATCCTGTTCTGAGGTTTCAAGTCTTTTATAAATGCTTCTTGTATCTTAACTAGTTTGTTAAGTTGCTTGATCTCCGCATCTGTTTGAACTTTTAAAACATCATAGCGAAAGTTTTCTTCAATCTTTATTTTGTTGATCTCGTATTGAGTGCGAGCATCACAAGTCATTTGCGAGGTGGCGTTCTCTTCGATAAGAATTCTAAGTGCCGGTTCGTTCAACAAGCGACCGTCCCATGGAGCAACGTCTCCTTCTTTCATATCTTTGTATTTTGGTTCTCCGGCAAATAGAAAAGGCAACAGAAAAATCATTCTTCTTTTCCTATACCTTTTGATGCAAGAAACTCTTCGGTGTCCACGGCGTTTGCGTCCCTTAGAATCTTTGCTCTTTTCTCTTCAAATTGTAGAAGGTTTTCAACCGAGGACGTGTCCTTCTCTTGTTGCTTGACCTTCCACCCCTCTAAGACCTCTTGCGTCTTTTTTTTCTCTAAATCTTTGGAAATCTTGGCAAGTTGCACTTCCTCTTCTTTGGTGTTTCCGGAGCGTCCCAAAAAGAAAAAGACAAGAGCGATGATCGAAACCACCAGCAATTGCCAATATTTTGTGACAAAGTTCTTAATCTTCGTCCACCAAATCATCACATTCCCTTCCAAACTTTGGCTACGTCAATAACAGATTGTCCGCCGATGTACATTGTAGCAATCATCGCCCAAGTGTCGGGGTCAAGTCCAGACCATAAAAGTAGTCCTGTTGCACAAAGGAACACAAGAAGTTTACGAGAAATTGCTTTACTCAAAACAGCATCGAGCATGCCGCCTTTTACATGTGTACATTCTTCATCACAGTCATGCTCTTGACTTATTACTTTTTCGTTTTCATTTTCCATAATATTCTCCAAATAAAAAAAACCTATTTAGCTTTTACACTAAATAGATTATTATAGGTTAAATGTTAGATTTTATTTATTAGCATATGCTGTTTTTGCTTTAGGTCCAATTTTTTTCATATATTCTTGAAACAATTTATAGCCGGGCATATCTTGAAGTCCATCATTATAGATACCGCCTTTTTCCCAATATTGCCCAAGGTGCTGAAACCATGGTCCCAAATCAAGCTCTTTACCCATTGAGATAGCATTTACTTGTTTTTTAAAATATTTTAAAACTTCAAGTTTGGAGCTTCTATCCACACCTCCCCCCTCTTGATCTTTTAGGATACCTTTTTCAACTTCTGTAAAATATTCATCCAAATCTTGCGTAGGCTTCACCTTTGACGTACCACTTGTTTGCATCATTTTTGATAATTGTGGAAATTGTGTAAATAAAACAGGAGCTTCTACTTTCGCACCACTCCAGTCAACTAGAGCTTGAAACTTAGGATCTCTAATTAAATCGCTGGGTTGCTTTGTGATGTCAAAGAAGTTATATTTTGTAATAAGAGGTATATATACGTCTTTCAATTCTTTTCTAAGATCTTCTTCTCTCATCGTATGCGGCAACCTAATGCTGTTTAGTTTCCGCAGGATATCCGCCAGTTCGCTTCCTAATTTTGGATTATTATCTAGGTCAAGCTTTGTATACAATATTCGAAAGTTGGGTACTATTACATTATCATACATATTACGGAACCATGGTCCATAAGCACTCCAATCCATATCTTTTTCGTTTTCTAAAATTTTACTTAATTCTTCTTGTATTAAACGTTTAATAGTTTCTCTTCTTAACTTCATTATTATCTCCAAATAAAAAAACCTATTTAGCTTTTACACTAAATAGGTCGTTATTTATTAAACTTAACGTATTGAATTATATAACCATCTTCGTGTATTTCTAATTTTGTAGTTTTGTACTTTCCAATTATAATTGTTTCTTTCTCTGTGGTAGAAGCATCGTCTGCCTCTATCTCCATGGTTTTGGATGCTGCGCCTGGTGCAACAACCATTAAACAACGATGGTGGTCTGGGCTCTCTCCGGAAGAGTCTTCGCGATCTCTTCTCGTCATGAACCTAGTTGTCTCATTTATATCAGATGAAAAAGAATGAGCAAGCCTTCTCCTGGCTGGAATTTGAGCCGGATTGATATTTTTTATCGCATTTTGAATTGAGCTATAGCCTTTTTCAAAAGCTTTTATATCCTTTACAATCAATTCATATTGACCTTTTAATGTTTTATACCGTCCGAAACCAGTATCTAGGCCATATTCATCAGGATCTATATCAACAGCTGGATCCAAACGATCGCCCATCCCTCCATCTTTTGCTATTTTTTGTATCTTACTATCGTATGAATAGTTCTTTAAAAGCTTTTTTCCAACCGCCATTTTAAAATCTTTTAATGATGGTAATTTCCTCCCTCCCTCCGGAGGTATCAGAGATTTTTGATCTTTAGAATATAATTGCAGAGTTTTTTCTTTCGGAAAGCCTAATTTAATAAGATTACTAACATAAGCCCAAAGACCATTTTCAAACTTATCTGATGATGGAGAGCCTTTTATTTCAATTGTCCCGCCGCTATATAAAACAGTACTGTTTGGTTTTCCATATTTTTTCATAAAAGATAGAAAAGCATCGCCATAATGTTTATTTTGAACCCCTTGCTTGGTTATATTGTAGTTTCCTATTTTTTCGCCTTTATTAACTTTATTGATAATTTTTTCTTTAATTTTTGCTATCTGCTCCATGGATACATTAATCCCGGCCATTTGGAAAGCTTTTTTAGCTGAATCTACATGTGATCTAGAGTCAAATCGGGTCATTCTACTTGGAGCCCAAAACAATCTATTTGTTTCTTGTCCTTTATAAAGACCAATAGAAGAATGCTGTAAATATAAAAATATCTCTTCTTCTGTCAAGTTTTCTTCTTGCTCTTCTTCTTGCTCCTGCAAGAATCTTTTCCAACTTTCAATTATTAACTTCACTATTATCTCCAAATAAAAAAACCTATTTAGTTTTTACACTAAATAGGTTGTTATTGGTTATATGTTTACCTTTGCATAACCATCAATCTTATCAATGTCTATCGTCATGTCCACCACATCTTTTAAGTGATCAAGGTGAGAGATAATTAAGACAGTCTTAAATTGACTCTTTATCATCTGCAATAGCCTTGTGAAGCCCTCCATGTGCTCTTGATCAAGTGCCGTTGCCGGCTCATCAAGTATAAACAATTCCGATTTTGGTAAATTGGTTATCGCAATCATCGCAAGACGTATAGCCATTGAAGCAATTGTTTTCTCTGCTCCTGATCCCATAGATAATGGGCGAGGCTCATAGTTGGGATGCTTGATGGAGAGTTCAAGTTTGTTTGCTGTGTTCTCAAAGAATACTTCAAACTCAACAATGTTAGCAAGAACCTTTGCAATCTCTTGATTGATAATCGGCAACTTCTGCTGAATGATCTCATAAGAGATTCCGTTGGGGTGCATACAAGTTGTATAGATATCATAAGCACGATACTCGTTCATAACGTCTT